TCTATCATTATGTGTTCAACCATACCGTGAATTAGGCCTTCTGTTGTTGCACCCATTACAAAATCGCCTTCTTTTATATGTGGCATGTCAAACCTCCTAAGTTATATACTGATTATATCAGAGTTATTTTTTACGAGTTAGGCGTTTAAGTTCTTCTATAGCCCAGACGTCCTGCTTGCGTAGTTTTGACATTTCTATAGGGTCAAAAGACTTATTTGTAAGGGTAACTATTGGTTCCTTTGCCAAAAAATCCATATCTACATACCCTCTTTCCCATAAAGAAAGTATTTCTGAGTTAACCTTATTAAGATGGTCATCATACAACTCTGGCATTAATTCTTTAATTTTAGGTGTAAATGAATATAATAGTGATCCGTCTTCAGAATCAATACCAGAGACCTCTAAACCACCTTCAAGAATTAATTTTTCAATCATTTCATTTTCTTTTGATGACATTATTTTACCGTCTGGATTAAACATTCTCTTGAATATTTTTTTTATAATTAATAAACTCATTTAACTTTTCCCTTGTTTGTGCCCCAGTTATACGATTAATTTCTTTTTCATCTTCAAATAATATAAAAGTTGGAATTGATTTTATTTGAAATCTTTTAACTAACAGTTGTTCATAGTCAGCATCTATTATTTGAAACTCAAATCCATCTTTTTTCATATCTTCAACAATTGGCCTTGTTTGTTTACAAGGACCACACCAGTCTGCTGTAAAATAAAAAACAGTTTTCATTTGCCAGACTTTACTCTAGCCTTTTTTAATACTTCAAAATCTTTAATTTTAGTTTCGCCAAGGTATCCCCAAGCATATCCATCATTAATCATTTTATTATTAATAGACTCTGATTCTCCATTAACATATATCCAACCAAGAATGCGTCCATACTTTTCAGAGGAATTCATTTTTTCTGTACGAATAACAACTGACTTAGCGTCTTTTAATTGTTTCTTTAAATATTCTTTAGCCTCAAGACCAAGAGCCTTTTCAATTTTATCTGTTGTACGTGACTCTGGCGTATCAATGCCAGCCAAACGAACACGGGATGAAAATAAAATATCAAACCCTAAATCAATAATTACATCAATAGTATCTCCATCAACAACACTCTTTACTTCTCTAACAAAATACTCATACATTATATTGCCCCAATCGCTCTATTTTCAACTAATTTATCACGTTCATCTAAAATTTCTAACATAAAAGACATCATCTTGTTATGTGATTCAGAATTATTCATTATTTTTTCATAATGATGGCTACAGAACATTAATTCTCCAGAAACACCTTTAACCTTAATAAGTGCTTGTGCCTGGCATGTATCGCAACGATCATTTGCATTTAGTAAATATTGTTTTGAAACTACGCTTGGATGTTCTTTAACAATGTTACTCATAATACTATTATACATCTACTTTCTGTTATCGGTTGAATAAAATCCCTTACCATTAAATATTGTTCCTACATTAGAGTATACACGAACTAAGCCATGATTGCAAGTTTCACATAAGTATCCTGGATCAAAATCATTAATAGATCTTTCTTTAATAATTCTAATACCACAAGGCATGCAATCATATTCATATAATGCCATAAATTATTGTTCTTCTTTTTCACTTAAAAAACAAATTATGTTAACCCTATCTCCATCAATAACTTCCTCTACTTCATGTTTTAAATCTTCCGTTCCAATAAAAGCAATAAACGTGCCTGGTTTTGGTTTTAGACTTAAATCCTGCTCTGGAAATACTAAATTTCCTCCAGAATAAGAATTTGTTAAGTATAATAAAACAGAGTAATCTTTAGAGTATTGTTCATTATAATTATCAACATGTAATGTATTCTTACTGCCTTTTTTCATATGGCTATAAAAATATGATTTTAATACAAGATTTTTATTAAATAATTTTGAAGAAGTTTTTTCAATGTTAGTAAGCAAACTTGTAAAAATATCAATACCTATGTTTATATCTTTATTATCATTTTTAGTAGATACTTTTTCAAAACCATTAATTTCAAATTTTACATCGTCCCCTCTTGCAGTTCCAGGGCTACCAAATATTCCTTTCCTATCTGACTCAACTAAACGTTCACCAGAAAATGTTGAAACTAATAGTTCACATGTATCTGAAAATAAAAAATCTTCAATACAGAATATTTTATTTTTTAAAACTTGAATTTCTTTATTTGACTCCATTAACCCTCCTAAGTATAAAAGCAGTTTTTTACAGTCATGCTCAGGACTATTCCAGTTATTTATAGTCGCTGTCTCCCCCGACTATTCTATTATACTACTTTACCTTAATTGTTTTTGGTTTTTTTTCCTCTGGAACAATACGGTCAATGTCAATATTTAACATGCCATCTTCCATTTCAGCACCAGTTACTTCCATATATTCGCCAAGAGCAAAAGTACGAGTAAACTTTCTACCAGCAATGCCTTTATGAACAATTTCTGCATCTGTTACTTCAACAATTTCTCCTTTAATAATTAATGTTCCATTATCTACGGATACATTAATGTTATCTTTAGAGAATCCAGCAACTGCTAAGGATAGTTTGTATGTATCCTCATCTAATTTAAGAATGTCGTATGGCGGATATGCCTGACGAGTTGCTAGATTATGTACTGTATTTAATCGGTCCAATTCACGATTGAAACCAATAAAAAATGGATCTTTAAAAAGATCCAATGCAAATGAACTTACCATTTTATTTTCTCCTTTTCAGCGAGTTTCATTTATGTACCCCCTTTTGGCAGGTACAAAACTATTATACCAAACTTTGGTACCCCCAAGGGGAATTGAACCCCTGTTACCACCGTGAAAGGGTGATGTCCTAACCACTAGACGATGAGGGCATAGAGCGGATAGAGGGAATCGGACCCACACATTAACCTTGGCAAGGTTACGCACTACCACTATGCAATATCCGCAATTATATTATTAATAAAATTAACTATTCAATTTTACTAATTTTAATTTTGTCATAATTCAAACTATCAACTACCTCTATTGTTACTCCTTCAACAGAGATTTTGTCACCTTTGTAAAGAATAGGATTTGGATATGGTGTTACAGGGCAATCAGAACTAGACTCAAGTGCCCACCGACCTGTACTGATAGGTTGTAAAAAGTTTTCACCATGACTAAGTGTGGCATCATAGATATAAGCCAATACACCATTTCTTTTTGAAGGCATAGTGCATGAAAATTTATTTTCACGTCGTGATTCAATAACTATTGCTTTTGTCTGAGATAAAGGTACTACAACCATTTTTACTCCGTTGTTAGCATCATTCAAAGGCACCAAGGTAATCTCAGTACTTTCTAAGTCACTTAGTTGTTTACAATAAACCCTTTCATCATCAAGCCAACCTGCAACAAAGCGCATCCACCCACTAAGTTCTTTAGACTCACCATCTTGATTACCCATAATGTCTAAACCAAGAAATGGGTTAGGCTCACGAGAAGATCCAACATGTGGCAATGCCATAGCATGACCAAATTCATGCACCCAGTAAGACCAGTACTGTCTATTAAGTTTATCAAAATGTTTTCCAAAAATTGAGAATGAAGACACACTTCCCTCATTTGTAACAACCGCTTTTACCTCTGGCTGCCATGGAAATCCTTGCAATCCCTCTTGTACAAAATCTTGACCTTTTGGAAGAATAAAATTAACTGTTTGAATACCTGTAAAGTCAAAAACTTTGTCACTTTCCGTCATTGCATTATTCCAAAGTTTTATAGCATTAGGTACTCTTTCAAGATTATCTGATCTATCAATTGTGTAATCACTTGTTGGATTAGGAATTCGTACCCATTTATCTAATACAACCCATTCAACCTTAAATTTACCCTCACTGACGGTGTCAAACCATTCAGATGTCAACTTCATTTGCTCATCAACTCTTGATCTAAAATTTGCCTCTCCAGCCAAATCTGGAAAATCTAGGGGAATTAATGCCCACTTAACTGTTCCAGTTTTAGTTGCAAAAGGAAATGTAGACGCTGGGAAACCAGTAGGAAGAGAGTTATCAAAACGGCGACGATTACTATTATCTTCTTTAATTTTACATAATTCTATATTTGCACTTGGTTGAGATGGTGCTTGATAAATAATAGATTGATTTGTAATTGGTTTTGGTTTAGAAACATTTTTTATTTTTGTCCACTTGTATGTTTTGCCATTTTTAAGGCAAATAGTATCATTATCAAAATTTATTTTATTTAGATTTGACTTAATACAAGATTTGTTTATAGATTGATATTGTTGAGTATTTTTGTTCTCAACTACTGTTGCTGCTTGAACTGGTACTAATAAAGACACAGCCGTTATTGTAGATACACAAAGTACGCACATTTATATTACCCCCTAATTATTTATTATTTTAATTACTACCTGACAAGGGTCTCCGCCCTCTTCCCACTCTTGTGCTTCTTCATCACTCATAAAGGGATCTCCTTCATGAGTATTACAAAATGGTTCTGTTATCCATTCACGTTCAATTCCATTATTTAACCAAATTTCAAATTCATTAAGATCTGATGCTTCATTCTGAATATCTTTTAATATATCGTCAAAGTTTGCCATATATAAATTATACTCTTAAATGCTTACTACGTCAACTGGTCCCATACATGTAGGACTAAATTTTATCGCTGCACTAACAGCACCCATAACACGTTTACGAGCATCCTTAGATTTTTCTGTAGCAGTTAAATGCCCATAAGCATATTCTGCTCCTGATCCCATCGCTAAATAATCTAAGTTATATTTAGATAAAGACATATCAATAGCATTATGTTCATATATTTGACCTTTAATACAAATAATAAGACCTAAATCACCCTCTTTAGTGGTGTCTACCCACCAATCATCATAAAAGTTTCTAAGTTGTTTAATAAATTTAGTTTGCATAAATTTGTCTGTATCTTTTATGTCTGGTATGTATGGATTAAAGTTATAACGAATACGTTCACCATCTAATGCGCCTGCATATCCAATTAAATATGGGCCAAGTTTCCAAACTTTTGGTGCTGTTAATGAAAGAATAGTATTATCGTCTGAAGCCCCACGATCACCCGCCATATAAATTTTATTAGTTTCTTGATCACGCACAACAGCAAGCACGGTCATGAATTTCTCCCCCTATTAAAAATAAAACTATTTAGTTACTTTATAGCCTTTAGACGTTAAAAGATCTATTGCAGCCTGAATACTTGGATCAACTTTAGTTGATTTTGTAGCAGGTTTTGCTACTGAAACAGAACCAAACTTTGGTCTACCAAACCCTACAATTGAAATTACAATTCCTTTTTTATTTTTCTTAAAGGCACGAAGTTTTTTACAAACCTCTCCACCATTACGTTGACTACCTTTAGGATCTCCAGAAGTATTTCCTTCAACACACCAGACTGTTCCATCTCCATTGTCTGCTACTACTATTGCTACGTGGCTAATTCTATCTACCCCGTCAGATGGGAAATCAAAGTATGCAATATCTCCTGGCTCTGGATC